TTTAGCTTTGGCTACTGCCACGTCCGTAAACCTGATCGTTGGGGTTTGCCCATCGCATGATGACGGGGAGCAGGGCCGCAGCAGCGGCTTTAGCGAGGTCTTGCGGGTCGGTGTTGCCTGTCGCTACAACAGCTGCAACGGCAGCAATGACGGATCGAGCGTAACTAGCGAACATTGCTTTGGTTTCTTTGCTCATGGGTGGTTCTCCGTGTGGTGGTCGATTTTTTGTTCTATTCGGCCCAACGCTTCGTGTACCCGTCCGTGATCTTCACGGTTTTCTTTTTGGCCCCGATGAATGATCGCAACGAGTACAGAGAAAGCGCCACCGATAAGCACCACCACAATCTCAGTAGCCATCGGGTCATGGGTTGTTGATCGGGTTGGGTACGACAGGGTATTCAAAATTTTGTGTAACGAAATTGTAGGTGTAGCCAATCCCTGCATAAATTTTGCCAGGAACATTGATAAAAGTTTCGACCCATGTGCCTGGGTAACGGTCTGGGTTATCGGCCATGAATTGGGCGGTTACGACGTGAACTTGTAGTACAACATTGTTGTCGTCAAGTTGTGCAAAATATTGTGCTTCGCTCATGCTTTGAACCTTACGTAAACAATTCCCGATCCGCCTGCATAGGTTCCATTTCCGCCACCGCCGCCGCCGCTATTTGCTGTTCCAGCAACACCTCGATTGCCGCCGCCGCCAGCACCGCCAGTTGCTCCGACAGCTGATCCAGCGCCGCCGCCAGCTTTGTAAGTAGTTCCTGCGGACTGTCCTAACCACAAAGAAATATCTCGACCTGCGCCACCGTTATTTGCACCACCGTTTGCGCCTGCGCCACCGCCTGCCCCGGCGTCTGCTCCGCCTGCTGATCCTGCATAACCGCCGCTACTTGAGGCACCCCCGGCGATGTATGCGCCGCCGCCGCCGCCATTTCCACCTACCAAACCTGGTTGTTCGGTGCCGCTGCCGCTCATTAGATTTCCGCCGCCGCCGCCGCCTTGCGCGTAAACGTTTGTCCCGATGTACGACGAATAGCCGTTCGTGCCTTTTGAAATGTAACCAGCTCCGCCTGCGCCAATAGTTACTGCATATGTTGCTGCTTCTAAATACGTTTGACCTACAAGGACTTGGCCACCGCCACCGCCACCATTTCCAGACGATCCACCCCCGCCTACAAGAGTGACGTCAAATAAGCCCGCTTTAGAAACCACGAGATTGCTATCGCTTGTAAATGTCAAAAGCGTGTAATTGACCCCGCTGACGGTGATGCTTGAGCTGCTGCCGCCTGTTGCTGTTCCGTAACTTACGCCACCGTAGGGAAAAAATATGGAGGCTGACGCCGACGTGAAATACAAAGTGCCGCCTCCCCATTGCGCCAAAGCGAGTGACCCGGATGTGGTGACGGTTGCGGTGCCTGCGGTCACGGTGCAGGTGCCTGCTCCAATGTTGATAATTTGCAACGTGTCGCCAGCGCTGAACAGCGACGTGTTGACGGTGATCGTGGTGGCCGATGCGCTGTTCATGACGATGCGAGTGCCTTTGTCGGCGGCGACAAGAACGTATGACGCGGTTTTGGTTGAGACCGTCCAGTTGTAGTCGTTAGCTTGCAACGTATCCATCTGTGCGGCGGTCAATACTTGCCCGGCGGTGAAATCTTGGATTGCCATAGGTGCTCCTATCCTAAGACATTGAGGGCGTCAAGTACGCCATAGGTGGGGTCGTCCAGTATGAGCTGGTAGACGATGGTGGTGGCTGCGGTGTACAGGTTGACGCGGTGCCCGGTATTGAAGTCGATCAGATGCTCGATGCCTTCAACCGATAGTTCTTGGCCGAGGCTGGTCGTCCCGGTGCCTGTCTGAAACGTTTTTTCAATGGTGATCGTGTCACCAATGTCGATGATGGCTACGGTGTCGCGCTGGGCGTTGGTCAACATGGCAAATTTGGTTGCAACGTCGGTGTACCTGGCTTCGGGTTCGCCGTTGAGCAGGTAGGTGGCGGCGTCCGATAGCTGCGATCCTGCGGTCTCTAACAGGCTGTTGGTGATGCTTTCGGTTTGGATGAAGTAGGTGGCGATTGAGGCGGTGTCGGTGGCGGTTGCGTTAGACCCGCCCAGGTTCTGCACATAGGCACGGTTCACAACGCTGTCAGCTTCAAAGGTGATGCCGACGTTGTCGTACTTGACGCCTGTGCCGTTGTCTTTGAAATCGGCTACCGATCCGCTAAGCGTTGCACCAATGCGATCTTGGAACGTCAGCACTCCATCACGTGACACAAAAAGGCGGCCAAATTCGGCGGTGCCGTTGATTTGGTTGAGGTAGGCAAGCACGTTTGTGCCTGCCGGGACGGTGTACGCGGTGTCGTGACCCAGGTTCACGGTGCCTGTCGAGATGTTGCGAGCTGTCGGCCCGGTCGGATAATCGACTTCAGGCAGGTCTAAAACGCTTTCAATACGTTCGCCTGACGTTTCAGTTGACACGTTGTAAGCATTCATGTAGGTCTGTGCCAGCAAATAGAAATCGTCGGCGCAATACACGCTGACGGTGTTCAGCCCGCCCAGCGCAAAGTTGTAGTCGTAGTTGACGACATAGCCTTTGAACAGGTATTCAAGCGTGTTGCTGGCGTTGTAGCGGCCGAGGCGTACACGGCGCATCGGTGCCAAACCGGGCACGTTGGCGTTGGCGTCGTAATACGGGCTTGAGGTGTCAAACGGGTTGAAAATGCCGTCGGCGAGCGTGTCATTGAGCGTAAACGTCATGGTGCCTGCGCTGAACTGGTCGCCCTGATCTTTGCGGCCTCGACGCACCGCAATGTTCAAAGTGCCGTTTGTGACGTCAGCAAACTGAGTTGTGCCGTCCAAAACGTACTGCGTATTGTCTAAAACGCCTTTAGTTGTGTCGTCAAGCGTAAAAGCGTCAACTTGAAATCCTGCGTCAATCTCCAGCAAATAGTTGCCTGATTGGACGATTGCTGTGCCGGGCATCAGACGTACCCGCTGACCTCAATGCGCGCCGGGCCAGCTGATCGGTTGTAAGCGCGGATGCTGTCCACGACGGCTTGACCGATCTCGGCGCTGGTCGCTAAACCGCCGTTGACGTTGACGGTGATGTTTTCCAACATGGCGTTGCGAGCGCTTGATGTGAACGGATTGCTGGCAATGCCTGCCCCCAACATATTTGGGGCTTCCATAACCTGTCTGACGGATGCGCCGCCACCGCCCCCACCGCCCCCTGTAGGCACGCTAGGAGCCGCTACAACGACCGATCCGCCCCCGGATGACGGAATAGGCACCCCAAGGTTTTTGTCGCCCATATAGCCGCTTGTGGCGCTGCTCAAGCCTGGCAGATCGCCAACCTTGATGAAACCGACAGGGCTGAGAAGTGGGATTTCGGATGCGTTGACGCCTGGTATTGCGTTCATGGCCTTGATGATCAGGTTGTAGCCCTGAATGACGCTGTTGATCATGTAGTTGACGGCGTTAGCAACCACGATCACGGTGTTGGCGATCGCTGCGCCAAATTGCTTGAACGGTTGTAGGAATTCGGCGATTGCGCGTGGGCCTTCGCGGTACAGCTCATACAGCGCCCCAATCGTTACGGTCACAATGGCGAGCGACGCGCTCATTGCAGCAATCGAGCCTTGCGTTGCATAGAACGATCCCGTCAATGCAAAGTTGACTGTTTTGGTAGTGACGGCCAGCGCGTTGTACGCCTTCATTCCCGCATTGGCTACAAGCACCGCAGCCGAGAGACCGCCAACAGCCAATGCCAGTTTGACGATCAGCCCGCTGTTTTCCTCGACCCATGACGCCATGTTCGTGATGATTGGGATCAGTTCCTCAAGTACTGGAAGCAAGGCGCTGCCAATGGCTTCGGTGGCTTCTGCCCAGGCAATGTTGAGCTTGGCCATGCCGCCTTCAGCGGTTTCTGTAAATGCCTGGTTGGCCCCGCCAAATGTGCCGCCAAGCACGTTGATGATTGTTTCAAGGTCGGCGCCCTCACGAATAAGGTTCGCCATTTCGGGTGTAAGGGATCGCAGCGCTTTGTAGTTGCCTTCGTAAGCTTTGGCAAGCGCGTCAGCGACGGTGGTTGCGTCAATGGATGTTGCGCGGCTGATATCGAGCACTAGCGACATTTGTTTTTGTGCTTCGCTGATGTCTTTTGTGCCTCGAACTAGCGCAGCAAACGCTGGGCGCAAAACGTCATCGGCAACTGCGCCTTGCTTTGACATGACGCTGATTGCTTTTTCAACCTCTTTAATTTGATCTTGGGTTGCGCCAGTCGAGTTGACAAGCTGCACTTCAAGGGCTTTTTGTGCGGCCTGATCCTCGGCAGCGGCTTTTGCGGCCATGCCAAGCCCAGCGGCCAAGGCCCCGGCAGCTGCCGCGGCAGGCAACATTGCCTTCTTCAGCGCAAACGCCGACTTTTCGCCAGCGCCTTCAAGTGACTGAAACTCTTTTACGGCGCCACGAATACCCTTATCGTCAAACTCGCTAACGATAGGTATGCGGATGCTCATATCAGCGCAATTCTACGTTCAATCTCTTTGGCAACCTGTTCAATTGCTTTGGTCATTTCGGCTTGCACGTCGGTGATGTGCGCTTCGGCGGCTGGCCACATGACGCGAGATGGGTTGCCAGCAAATGCGGTGAGCGCGTCACCAAAACGGTTAGACGTGCCACGGCCCGCCATGTCATAGATCGCGGCTGCCGGATCTTTTTGGATGATGGTCACCACACCGTCTTTTTTGCGTCCCGCATCCACTTTGACGGTAATGCCGCGTCGAGCTTTGCGGGCATCCCACGGCAACAGTTGGCGACCGTTTTGCGTCCAACGATATTTCATGCCCGACAATGCCTGTGCCGGGTAACTGCCTTGCGCCGCCACGACAATCGGGCTGGCAATTTGCTTAGCGTCTTTAGCGAATTGTTTGCGGGCCTCAGGGTCAATCTGCTTGAGGTCACGCAACATTTGCTTGACGCCGATCACCTCAACGGTTGTCATTATCGACCCCGTTTTGCTTGTTGCTGTTGTTGTTCAAGCACATAGAACACGGTCGTGAGATCGCGGGTGTCAAACTCCACTTGCGGCGGCCAGTAGCCCGTCATAACTAAGACCTCAGCGAGGGAGCGTCGCCAGGTGCCGCGATGGTAGGGGTTTCGTCGGTGGTTTCTTCAATCGGCGTGATTTCCATGTCCGGGTGTTCTGCGACCCATTCACGCCACGTTGCAGGCACTTTGTCGCCAGCGAGTTTGCACAAGATGTATGCCCAGCAACACATATCAACAAAGCCGATGCCTTTGCCATCTGCCGATCGGCGGTTTTCGGTTTTTTCCCACTCGACGATGGCAAGCATATTTGTGACCATCGTGCGTGGCTCGCGCCCGTCTTTGAGGTCAATTTTGAGTTTGACGCGCATTAGTTACCTTTCGTCGGGCAAGGCTCCGCCAGCGCGGGCTTGCTTGGTTTGTTTTCAGCGCCGCCCGATTGGGCTGGCGAGAACATGGCTAGACGGTGGCCTTTGCGAGAGTGCCACCCGTGAACGTCAAGTCGATCGTTGAGAGTTCGCCGAGCGATGCATTGATTGGGGTGTGGCTTTCCAAATATGCCCCGGTGAGCGTGTAGGACGGGTTGGTGGACGAGACCGCGCCCGACGCTGGCTTCAGCACAAGCGTGGTGGTTGTGCCGACCAAGCTGTAGATCGACGCTTCGGTTTCCGATCCTGCGTACGACTGGTACAAAGTGACGGTGACGCTGTTGTTGGCGAGGCCGCTCGTGTAGGTGCGGGCCGTGGAGCCGAATGCGGTGTTTTCCAGCGCCTCAACGGTGTAGGTGATGGTTGCGGCGGTGCATTGGTCGCTGAGATCGACGCTGTTGATCGTGACGCTTGGGTTTGACAGATAGACGCTGGTTGCCATGGCTTAGTTCTCCTCTGGTGCTTCTTTGACTTTAGACGACTTCTTCGGTTTGTCGGTGGATATGAGACCGCCGTCAATAAGCGCTTGCACGTTCACGCCGTCGGCTGGCTCGTATTTGTCGCCTGGTGTGCCGAGGCGGGGACTGACGATGATGTACATGGATTCTCCTAGCTTGTCTGTGCTTGCATAGTGACGGTGAGATCGTAAGCGGGCAGGATTGAGCCGCCAATGTCAATCACGGTTGGTCGGCCCCCGGTGACGGCCACGTTTTTGGCTAGCAGCATGGCGCAAATGTTGAGCAGGGATCGTTGCGCGTCAAGGTTGGCAGGGCCGAGCGTCAGCACCTTGACAGGAAATGTCAGTTTGACGATGTTGTAGTTCCAGCTTTCCCATGATGGTGCGTCAATAAACGCGCACGGCGGGACGATGTTTCGGGGATCATTGACGACTTGTAGCCCTGTAATGGTTTGCAGGGTTGCGGTCAGGTCGTCGATGGCCTCATTGAACAGGTCGGTGTAGGCAGGTACGGGCATTAGGCCACCTGTGGGCGGTCAATTCCCAACAGCTGCTTTACCATGCCGGACAGGCCGACGACTGGGGCGGTTGCCATGCCGTCAAACGACGCAAATTGATCCATCGAGCCGCGCTGACGGTACAGGGCACCGCCGTACATGATCGTGCCTAGGGTGACGTCGCTTGATGGGCTGGTGCTGACGCTGTCGATGTATCCGGCTTCCTGTCGGCGTCGATAGCAGAACTGGTTGGCGGCTGCGGCGCATTGCGTCAGAAACGCTGCGTCGCCAGCGGTTGCGGTGCCAATACCTAGCCAATCCTCGATGTTGGTGCTGGTAATCCAAGTGCAAACGGGCGTGTATGCGACCGTCCCGGTGGATGCGACGCGGTCAACGTCGCTAGCGGTCTTGGCGTATAGCACCTGGTTTTGGATCGGTACCTGGTAGTCGTAGATCAGGTCGCCTTGCGTGTCGATGCCAAGGTACAGGTATTGCGGAAGCGCGTAGACGGTGTATGAGCCGTTGAACGTTGCGTCGACGCCTGTGACGGTGATTGCGCCGCCTACAACTACCTCGGAGGGGGTGAGGAGCTGTAGGACGGCGTAATCGTCCAGCAAGTATTTGTGTGTGACCGTGTAGGTGGCCATTTTGTGGGCCTACCTTTCAGATCACGGGCTGACGGTGATGGACTTGACGAGGTCGCTGTCGGCGATGAACGTTGCGACGTACCCGTAGTACGAGAACGTGCGTCCGAGGGTGCTTGGCACCTCGACCGACATGAGGCCGCGTACCTGCTCGTAGAACTCGATCGCGGAGCCCTTGGCGACGACCATGGTGTTGGCCGCGAAGTTGCGGTCTGCGACGAGGTTGAGGCCGAATGGGTTGAACGTGTTGAGCTGGGTGACGTTTGCGCTGCCCATTGCGTTGACGCCCATGAGACCTGCGGCGCCTGCGTATGGGAATACTGGGCGCTTGTCTGCGTCGAGCTGCTGACCGAGGAGCTTCCAGACGCCAGGTGCCACGAAGATGTGGTCAGGCAGGAAGTTGCTGGCGGTGAGGATGTCGACGGCTGCGTCGTAGATCGCGGCGCTGAGCGTTGACGGGTCGGTGGTGTTGTACGTCCAGGTCGATCCCGATGCTGATGCGCCCGAGGTGATTGCGTCTGCGGCGATGTTGTCGGATGCGAGCAGGTACTGGCCTGCGAGGTCGCGCAGAATGATTTCCATTGCGGCCGGGCTGGTGAAGTCGACGTCCTGCACCGACAGCGTGACTTGACCCGCAAGGGTGGTCTTGCTGATGACGTTGGATGCGATGACCGGGGTAGTGGCCGATGCGCCCGTCAATTCGGTTGACTGGGTTGCGACCGACGGGTGCGTTGTCCACGTTGGGCGGATGAACGTCTTTTGGTTGCCACCGTCGGGCATGGCGCGAGCGCCGATTGCTGCAACGACCGGGCGGATGTAGTTCAGATCCTGGAACACAGGGCCGAGAACTGGAACTGGGAGCAAACCAGGCGTGTCGGTGGTGA